CTGTTTGGCTTTCTCTTACCCTCTGTTTGGCTTTCTCTTACCCTCTGTTTGGCTTTCTCTTACCCTGGTGTGTCGACCTTTTTCGTTTAGCTTTTTGCTTGCTTCCTCGGCTTGTTCTTTTTGTTCGTATTCGCCGAGTACGTATGTTCCCCATGGGGTTGTCATTGTGACTTGGTACATATTGTTTTTGTTATCCAGCTTACTTGCTGGTGTATCTGTATTGTATTATATAGTTTTAAGGATAGCAAGGGTGTGAAGTGTTTGACCTGTGGATAACTTCCTGCCACTCTTGTCATACTTATTGAGCCTTGTTTTTCTTGTCAAATTTTAGGGGGTCGTTTATCGAGCGTTTCATAGGTAAAAAATAGGTATAATTTTGGTACGCCCTTTACCTATGCCAAATAAAAAACACCCTTTGTCGGGGTGTTTTTCGTCCTCACGTGCATGAGGTTTGTGGTTTGGCTCAGAAAGGAGGTAATAGAGCAAAAAGCCCACGTTTATATTATAGCACGGTTTCCCGTTTCTTTACAAACCAAAAAGCCAGGATAAAGCCCTCGCCAGTTGGAAAGGCATCGGCGTTACCCTTTCGGGGTCAGCTTCTGCCACTCGTGTCGGCGGTTCAATATCCCAGCTTTTGGTTATTTTTGTTTTTATTTGCCTGCTTTATTCTGTCGGTATTGCCTTATCTTTTCGGCCGCCCATACCAGCAAAACTGTCAGCCCCTCGTATCCTGCCTTGACTAACAAGCGGAATAACATTAACAATCCTCCCACGATCCCTGCTTTCTCGATGTCCTCGAAGTTCGTTTGCTGTACCAGCAATGCCAACGCTGGAATAAAGCCTGCGAAAAAGGTGATCACTGAGCTGTGTACGTACCGCTTGATTGTGTCTTTTGTTGCTTGAGTCATATGTTTTATTTACTGTACTTAGAATTTAGGTGTGCCCTTGTCTTTGGACCTACTCTGCCGTACCCTGCATTGCCTGCGTAGGCTATGCCGTACTTTGCTTGGTATTTGCCGACCGCTACTTTTGTGATCGAACCGAAGTATCCTGTGCTTTGGGTATTGCTTGGGAAGAAGCCCTCATATTTGAGGATGTTCTGCAGTGCCACCACGTCCTGGTCTACCTTGTAGGTTGCCGAAAATTCCAGGTCACGGTTGAATGTGTATTTCGGCTTGTTTGGCTCTGGTTGTGGTTCTGGTTGAGGCTCTGGCTGTGGTTCAGGCTCGACTGGTTCGTCAAACTTGAAATTGACCAGGTAGCTTCGGTAAAAGTTGCGAGCGTTGAAGAAGTCCTCGGTGATCACTCTTTGGCTTTCAAACTTAGTGATGTTTGGTCCCCAGCTCTCGTCAATCAGAATGGCTTTCTTGCCCCATGTTTCTGGGAATTCTGGCATATTGCTTCGTCCGCAAAGGATGAAGTCTACGCCTGCGACTGAGTGTCGGCAGGTGTTCGCCCCGTTTAATTGCAGGTTGGCGTTTAGTATTTTCGGCACGTCAGTCCATTCTCGGTATTCGAAGTAAAACCACAGCATGACCGCTTTGCCCGTTGTTTGGATAATGGACGCTATGGTGTCGATGTCTTTGGTAGTTACCTCGACGAAATTCGACACTTTGAAAACCTTGCCGACTTCCTTTTTGTATTCGGCGATTTCCAGGCTGTCCATTTGCTGATCGTTCATGTTCTGGCTCGGTGCTAAAACCTCGAGCGTTGCCCCGTTGTCCTTTACGATTTTACGGGCGTCGTAGGCGTACATACCACCGCCTGGCTTATTACTTCGACGCTGGTAAATATCGGCTGCTGAGAAGTGAACGTATATGCCGTCTTTCAGCCACCGCATTATTCCCATTTCTTTGGCTTCGGTTTGTGCCACGCACGAGCCTGAGCCGTCTTGATTAAATATCGGGAATTTTCGCCATTCCTTTCGTGGCTTTTCTACCCACTCCACTTTGTTCACCGAGGCGACGATTTCCTCGAATGTGTAGTCCTTTTCTTTTTCCTCTGCAGGTCGGTTATCTAAAAGTGCGGCCTGCGTGATTTGATTTTCCATAGCTTTTAATTAGTTTGATTAAATAATGCGGATGTTATGGCTTTTACCATTATGGCACTTAGTCCGCCTGCCACGAGGACGAACAGTTCGACAAAGACAAACCAGACAAGCGTTTTGTTCAGCTTGGTGCTGACGACGTTTTTCTCGATTGTTGTTTTAATGTCGGCGAGTCCTTTTATCGTTTCAATCTTGAAGTCGTTTATTTGGCATTTCAAATGCTCGAGGTGATTGTCCCTGATGTTTTCGGTGATTGCCTGAACCTTATCAATTCGCTGAGCAGTGTCCTTTTTCATTTCGTAAAATTCCACCCTCAGTTGCTTCACGTCGTCCTGGGCTTCTTTCGCAATTGACTTCGCTTCAAGGATTTTTGTTTCATCCTTGACGCTTAATTGTTGAATTTCGGTAAACATAGGTTTAATATAATGCATGAACCAAACTGTACCCATTTCCGCCTGCACCACCATTAACTATTGGTGCAGTCCCGCCAGCACCGCCAGTAGTATCGATACTCCCTGAATTAGCCACTAATGTTTTGTATAAAATAATGACTACGCCGCCACCACCTCCACCACCACCTCCACCACCCCCAGTATTTCCATCATATCCACCATTACTACCACTTGTTATTACACCAGCACCGCCTGCACCACCAGCTATTTTATTTCCTGATCCCCATTCACTTGCAGCTATTCCTGCCATTCCAGTAGCGTTTATCGAAGATGTAAAATTCAATGATCCACCACACTCAATAAGCAATGAACCAGCACCTCTACCACCACCACTTCCTGTTCCACCTGTTTGAGTTCCACCACCACCACCTGCACCACAAGTAAGAGTTGCATATGAAGCATAAGGTAATGTCGATACAGTTATTCTTGGCGATACCCCACCAATTTGAGCTTTATCCTGACTACCTGTCGGAGCAAAACATCTTAATACTAAACCTTTCCCATCAGACCCAGCAGTCGCCTTTCCTTGCGATTCTGCGGCTGCACCAGCTACACCACCTAAACTACGCAAATCTATTGTTGGTGTAGCTGAAGATGTAATGACGACGTTATTTTTTGATTTCAAAACTATAATAGTTCCATTTGTGTGGGGATTTGAAAAGGCTAATGCACCAGTCCCAGTAATGGATATTGAATTATAATTTTTTTCTACATAATCAAGTCCACCCAAATCAATGGTAGTTGTGCCTGATGTGATAGTTAAATCACCATCTGCACCAGTCCCACCAAATCCACCAATACCAGTTAAAAATGCACCGTTTCCGTAATAATTGGCTGCCGTAACATCACCATCTATATCAGCGTCACCTTCTAAAAACAAATCTCTAAATTGTTTTGTTGCTGAACCCAAGTCGTATGTTGCATCCGTTTCTGGCAAAATATCCGTATCCACTGGATTGTGAAGCACCCCTGTCAATTGGCTTCCGTCGCCGTAGTATGTGATTCGTGCTGGGCTGTTGCCTAACCCGAAGCTTATGCCTGCTCTGGTGTCCTCGATGTCTGCGGTAAATATCTGACCTACGCCGTTGTCTACTGTAATGTTGGCGAGCCTAATCCATCCGTCGCTTCCGAGGGCTGTGGTGATATCACCGTCGCTCGGTGCAGCACCGCCTGGCGTTCCCTGGACCATTGCCAAAGTTGCCACGTTGGTTGCCGAGGCGTTTGGTTCGGTCGACACCGACACCCGTAAAATCAAAGCGTCAATTCTGGTGCTTCCCGAAACGTTTGGGCTTACTGTGACCTGGGCTTGAGCGTCGTTTGCCACCCGTACCCACCAGTCACGCCCGTTTTTTGTGATGTGAACGTATGCGACTCCACTGTTTACGAGGACGTTCATTTGTTGCGGTGTGTTTTCCTCTACTACAAGGTCACTGCCGTCGGCGTTCTCGTCCACTATGCCTTGCGACTTGATGAGGTCTTTCTCGATCGTGGAGAAGTCCTCGTCGTTCCAGCCCGTGTTGACGCTGTTCATTTTGCTAATTCGTAATGACATATTTTTATAATTATGCTTTTTCTAAAACAGCTACTCTGTTTTGTATTTTTTTAATATCTCGACCAATGCTCGGCTCGATTGCCTTGCTGTCTGGATCGGCAAATCCCAGCGACACATTCACTTGCCCAGTTTCCCCGTAGTCGTAGCTTATCGAGGTCACTCGGTATGTGCGGTTGACGCTCAGGAGTTGTCCCTTTTCCAAAAATATCCCCACCGTGTCCCCGAGCGTTATCGCATAGGCTGGTATCTTGTCCGTGTCAATCGTGATTTTCGGTATCTCTCGGCTTACCTCTATGCTGGCGAGCCTGTTCTCGGCTAAGTTCAAAAGTTCGGGGTTCGACTTCGCTTCTGAGAAATGTTCTACTTTTTCCAGGAGCGGTTGTTGGGTTATTGAATTGGCAATCTGTACTAAGCTGTCCGATATTCCTATCACTCTGTTCGCTATCGGCGTTCCGTCACTGAGAAAGTCAAACGACAGGATATTGTTGATATTGTTCTGGCTCTCGTCAAAGCGTAGCTTTATGTTTGTGATCACGCTTCCTGCTCTGTCCCGTATCTGCACGGCGTCATTCTCGTCAAGATAGAATTCGATGTCGCCTGCTTCCGCCAGCTTTTGCATAGCACTCAGTATGCTTTCTCGGTTGAATTCCAGTGAGCCTGTCGCCACCGTGGTGTTTGTTCCTGCCGTTATTCCTATCCCCGTGCCGTAGGTGTTCAATAAACTTATAATGCTGTCGCCATAGTTTCCGCTTCGTGTTTCGGCCGCACCCGTAAATCTTTTATTCAATACTTCCAAAATGTGCACCAGGTTTACCTGTATTCGCTCTGGTCGGCTTGAGTCAAACTTCCAGCTGGAAATGTAGCCACTGAACACCTTATCGTCGCCGTCATAGACTTCCACTCGGTTGTACTTGGCGAAGTTATCCATCGTCACGTTCTTTTTGTTGATGTCAATTTCAAAGCTCGCCTTTCCGCCGTTCATAAGTTCCAAATCCACCGAGAGGTTCGAGAAATCTGTCAGCGTCGTCACTATGCTCGTCTTGTTGTAATTGTATATTTTTATCTGGATCATATCTCGGTATTACGCCATTCCACGATCAGCATTCCTAACAGGTAGCTTCCGTCGTGGGTTAGTCTTATGGTGTTGATTCCGCTCTCTAAATAAAACCAGGTACTGTCGGTTGAAAGGTATCCGCTCAGGTCTGTGCCGTCGTCCAGTTCAATCGTGCCCTCTGCCACGTTTATTTCCACGTATCTGCCTGCTGGCACAGTGTATCCGTCCAGTTTGATAAAATATCCGCTCTCAGCATGGGTAATCACTGGATTTTCAGCGTACCCGTAAATCTTGAATGTGGCTGGGCTTGGGAAGTTGCCATCATTGTCCACGCTGATTTCGTTCCACCACACGTTTGGCATTAAAGCTGGCAGGCTCACGGGTAGCATAAGGCTTCCGCCGTAGTACGCCGTGTTGTTGCTGGTTGCGAATAAGTCCTGGCTGTAAATAAGCCCGTCGTCGGCGATCAGGTTTATCTCATAGTTCCGCACCCATGGCATTCCGAATATGCTGGTAATCTTGACGTCGCTCAGTATCTTGGCGGATATCTGCCAGTTAAGTCCCCTTTGGTCTGTCCATTTAATCGTTACGAAGCCGTTCTCGGTATTGTTTGGCAAAGGTGGCAAGGCGAAAATCTTTCGCAAGTCCGCCACCATATCCTCTAAGTCGTCCACGTTCTGATTAAATACCGCTATTTGTCCTCGGAATGATATTGTGCGTTCACCATAAAAGCTATAATCGGTTTTGACGAAATGCCTGCCCATACGGTCACGCTTGTTGGTGCGGACGTCCAGGGTAAATTCTGGGCTTTCGGTGATAGTGTATACTTTTTGCGGATTGCTGGTTATGTCATTGAGTATCACACTGTCGCCGTTGGCGTTTTCAATCGTAAATTTTAGGTAGGTTGCATTCATACTATTGGCTTATGTCCTCTTTCAAATATCCCGATAATTGTGACGCCAGGGTCTTGATGTCGATGTTGCTGGCTACCTGAGCGTTGACTGTCACGTTCTGGGTTATGTTGTTGATTTGTTGTTCTTTGGATGTTTTTAGCTCGTTCAAATCCACGCCCTCGAATCTGGCTGCTTGGATTGCACCCGTGCTTAAGTTCGCACCTGCTTTGGCCGCTGCTCTGGCCGCTTCCGCCAGCTTGTTGTAAAGCAGGATTGACCCGTTCACGAATTCCTGGGTCGCAGTCAGTCTGGCTTTCATATTCTCTCGATACGCAGTTGTGATCACCGCTTCTATTCCGAGTATGGTGTTTCTCTGGTTTTCGTATATGGTGTTTTCCTGGTCTTTTATTTCTTGCAGGGTGGCGAGTTCAGCCTGGAGTTGTTCCTCTTTCAGTTTCTTTTGTTCCTCAAGGCGAGCCTTTTCTTCCTCGAATTTGGCTATCAAAAGTTCCACCTCGTTCATGTTTGCTTTCTCACGGGCTTTTTGTAATTCTGCGGTATAGTCGATATTTGATTGCAGGGCACTGTCTATCAAGGCTTGCTGTTCTCTGATTTGTTTCTCGATGTCGCTTCGGGTGTCCACACTAATATCTGACTCACTCATTCGACTGCGTAATTTTTCGATTTCCTTTTCCGCTTCCGCTACTTTCTGAGCGATGTTTTCTTTGAATGTTGCCGTGCTCGATTGCAGTTCTTGGTCTATGCCTGCGATTTCCTCTTTAAGCTTTTCCACTTTGTCAGTCGCTTGCTGGACGGCTTCCTTGATTTGCTCATATGATTGAAGCACCATTTTGTTGTTTGCTGAGGCGGTCTGGTATTCCTTGGTGCTGGATGTTACCTCATCGATTGCCGAGTTTATGTTTTTATGATTTTGTTCCAAATCTGACAGCTGGTTAGCGATGTCCTCGAGTGCGGTATTATATGTTTTATCTACTTCCTCAAGGCTTGCCTTGCTGTTTGTAAGCACGTTGAACACGTCCTGCCATTTGCTGGTCTGGACGTCGGTTGCTCGTCTGGCTTTTTCCTCGATGCTGGTGTAGCTGTCCTCTATGCGAGCGTAAATGTCGATATTTTTATCTATCTCGTCGCCGAGTAATTTCAAATCGTCCACTTGTTTTTTGAATACTTCACTCGTGCCACTTCCAGCTTTGGTGTCTTGTGCCAATCCGCCCAATGCCTGAGCGATAGCATCTTCCATTTCCTTGGCTTGTTTTTTCACTCGTTTTGTTTCATTGTCGAGCAGTTGCTGTCTGGTGTCGATTTTGAAAGCCGAGCCGATGTCTTTCCAGGAGTCGGCAATTTCTACCGCTGCGTCTTTTCCTACTTTGCCTATCTGTTTGAAAGCCTTGGCGGTATTTTCAAATCCGAGTCTACTTCCTGCTTCAGCTACGTTTCCGAACGCATTGGTCAGTCCGCCGAGTGCGGCTTGTGTTTTGCTGGTATCAATCACGACCACTTCGCTCAGCGTGTCTTTAATTCTGCCGAATATGCCTTTAGTTTCTTTTTCCGCTTCGTTCATGCTCTTGGTTACGCTGTTGCTGACACTGTTCATTGAGTCGGCTGCTTCGTTTTTAATGTCGCCAAATGCGGATATAATCGTATTCTTGGCTTCGTCCAATTTGCCAGCCAGGGCGTCCTTGGTAGCTTTTCCAAATGCCACGAATTTGTCCTTTACCGATATCACCACATTGACCACGCTCTTTGCCCAGCCTTTTACTACTTCTACGGATTTGCTGAATGCGTTGCCGACAAAATCCAACGCCCCCTTAATGGCCGCAATTCCCGAAGTGATTCCTGGTATTTTATCTATTATGTTTTTGAAAGTCTTGATAAAGCTCGAGCCAATGTCCGAAAATACTGCCCCGAAAAACGCAGGCAGTGCGGCAAACCCTTGAGCTACGCCTTTTATTATGTCCTTTATCGCTATGGCGTTTTGTATTAAATCTTTAACAAATCCGACCACGAAAAGTATGGCCGCCGTGATCACCGTTCCGATCACGTTTCTTAGTGTTATGAAAATCGCACCGACTGTTTTTCCGAACGCTATAATTATCGGCATGGCGTCACTCACTCTCTGCAGGAATGTTGAAAGCCATTCAAGTATTTTGGCGTATCCGCCTTTCATGTTGTCGCCTATGGTAATGCCCAGGTCATTTAACCTGTTTTTGAATAATTGCGTCTTGCTTTCTACGGTTGCGAAACGTTTCGCTGATTCGTCAGTCAAAGCGTTTAGTTCGGTGCTTTCTTGTTTGGCTCTGCCTATAGCGTCGGTAAGCAAATCAGCGTTACCTGCGATTGACAGGAACGCTCTTTTCAAACGGACGTCTGAGCCGAGTAAATTATCGATGATTCCGCTCGCCTGATCGCCTGCTTTGCTTAATCCCTGGACCAAAGCGTCAAAGGCGACGATTGGGTCTGTTCGCCATTGGTCGGCGAATTGCTTGGCGGATAATCCCGACAAGGTGGCGAATTGCTGTAATGACTGAGCTGCCTTGGTGCTTGTGCCCACTACGGCGTCGTTTATGGCGAGGATTACTTTCTGGATTGCTGTACCACCAGCTTCCGCTTCAATACCTACGGACGACATGGCTGCGGCTAATGCGAAGATATCCTCGGTCTGCATTCCTGCCAATTTACCTGCACCAGCGATTCTGGTGGCAAAGTCGACGATTTCTCGTTCCGTGGTGGCGAAGTTGTTACCGAGTTCTACTACTACCGCCCCCATTTTACCTACCTCAGCGATTGGCACGTCCATGATGTTTGCTATTCTGGCGAACGCTGTGGCCGCTTCCTCTTGCGTCAGGTTGGTTGTTACGCCGATTCTGGCAATCGTGTCTATAAAGTCAAGCAGGTCTGCTTTGCCTACTCCGAGTTGTCCGCCCAATTCGCCAATTCTCGATAGTTCCTCTACCGTGAGCGGTATCTCTTTTGCCATGTCCCTGATTCCTTGAGCAAGTATGCCGAATTCTGCTTCGCTGGCTTCTACTGTTTTTCTCACGCCTGCAAATGCACTTTCAAACTTCACCGCTGCGTCAAATGACCCCTTGATTGCCGATGTTACGGTCTGGATGCCTTTTGTCACAAGGGCGAAGCCAGTACCAATTCCGAGTCCCTGTAATAAGGCACTCTTGAATTGTCCCATACCTGTACTGGCTGTACCTGCTTTTTTGGCGACATCACTAAGAGCCGACCCCGCCACTTTGGTGTCGGCTTTTATGTTACGCATTGAGCTTCTCATTTGATTGGCGGTTTTACCAACGTCGTCAAATGAGCTTCTCACTCTTGTTGCTGCGTCGTCAGCACCTGATGTGTCGAATACTATTCGGTACACCACGCTGCCGAGTTCTACTCTGTCTGCCATATGGTTTGTTATTCCATTACAGCCCCTTTGCCCATTATCGCTGGCAATACTGCCGAAAGCGGTGGCAGGTCATTGGGGTCTTGTTTTAAGTTTACGGTTACGTTGCGTTCTGGCTTCTTTTTGATTTCATATCCGCCAGCTTTTAGAATTGTTTCTAATAGGTAGCGGAATTCCTCTGCTTTCTCGTCCTCGAGCCTGGCTACCATAGCCATGTCGATTTTGAGTGCGGTTTCCTCATCTAAGTCCAGGTAATCGCTGGGTCGTCTGCCTGGAAACCAGTGGCAAACTTTAGCAAGCCAGACCGACTGATTACTTGCTACGAAAAAATTCTAATACGGTATCGCCTTTTTCTACGTAGCTGAATATAAAGTCCTTGTCTGTTCTGGTAAAGCACTCTATTGATACCTCATTTTCTTTCGGGTCTTTGAGTACCACCTTTGGCTCGATTAACGCTTTAGCCACGACAAAATCCCGAAGTTCAATCACTCGCTTCAGGTCGTTTTCGTTTAATTGTCCAGCCGATTTTTTCACGGCTATGCTAATCAGCTCTTTTGGCACTTTATCGTTTAGGATTAAATCCTCAAGCGATGGGCGTGCCAGTTTTACGGTCAATCCGCTGTCTGGTAATTTTATCAATACGCCCTCTACCAATTTTTGTCTTTGCTCTTTGAAGTCCTTGAGGGAGCTAACCTTTAGGGACGGAGCTTTTTTTGGGGTTTCCATACTTATCTCCGTTTAGTGAATTATTGTACTCGCACTGTTGCGATACGCTTTGTTGCCAAAGCAGCACCTACGATATCAGTCGAGGTTTGAATGGCTGTGCCAGTCATTTCCACGCTGAATTCTGTTTCGCCTGCTTGGTTGAGCTTCAAAGATGTGATCTGAACCTTGTGCCAGGTTTTCTTGATTGTTCTGGCATTACCGCCTGCGTCTTTGGCAGTGGTTTCCGCAGTAATTTCTACGTACGGAGGGTTCTTTTCGCTGTCAGTTCCGATCGCAATCTCGTTATAAGTTGGGCTTGAAACGAGGTTGTTGTCGGTGATAGCTTGAATCACGTCGAAGCTTAGACCGTTAGCAGTAATTGTTAGTTCCTCTTTTAAGGCGAAGTTGAATTTACCGAGCGATTGGTCATCGCCTTTCACTTCTACTTCGTCACGGGCTACGTCAGCACCTGCTTCTACGATGGCGTAAATATCGAATACGTCGCCGTCGCTGGTTTTGACTGAGCCATTTTGAAGACCTGCACCTATTACGTTGTAGTCCATATGCTTGACTCTGTTAGTGAATAAAGTTTCGGCTTTGCCCGTTCTACTTGGCGTTGCCTTGTTGGGGAGACTGGAATCGAACCAGTTTTCTCTCGGCTATGAATCGAGTGAGTTTGCCAATACTCCACTCCCCTATAAAAGGGTCTATGCCCTACAGCATATAAACCCTGAATGTTATCTCTTTGAAGTTCATTTTCAGCCCCTCGTCCTGGAATTCCGCACTCACGCTTTCTCGCACCATTTTCACTTGCACGCCCTCACTTAGTCCGAGCTGTTGCAGGTGTAAAAGCGAGACCACTCGGCTCACTATTTCGTCTATGCTAACAAATGTCTTGTTTGTTTGATTGTAAATTTTAACGTATACCACGCTGGTATAGAATCGGTCGCTTATAATCGTTTCTGGTCCACCTTGAATGGTCAGGAATGGCGTGACTGTCTGCCCTGTCGCCACAAACGCTGGCATAACACTGTTTTTCTTGGCCGCCGTGCCTGCTGGGTTATTAAATGGCTTGTTCAGCCCCAGCATATTGACCAGGGTGGTATCGCTCGACAGCACATTGTAAATTTTTGATTTTATGTCTTTCATACTCCAATGTTTTGTAGGTCTTTTTCAATCCGAGGCAGGGCTTCGTCCACCGTCGGTTTTATAATCCTGAATTTGCCCTCATTTTTTAATTCCAGGTATTTGCCGTAGTCTATCCCTATCCCGTGCACAATCTCTACATCGCCTTTGTTTGTTTGTGATCGCCCGTATATGCTGTTTCTGGCGTTGCCTGTACGGTCAGTCCAGGGAGCGTTCCTCTTGGCGTTGTTTTCGAGCTGAGCGGCTTCGTAATCGGCAAGGCGTACTACTTTGCCCTGGAAGCGTGCCAGTTGCCCCTGTAAGAGCCTTATTGCTTGTGCTGGGTTGATGTTTGCCATATTTAGGTATTAACTATCTGCACCCCCTCTAAAAACCACGACAGCATTACTTCCGTTCGGTTCTGCAGGTCACCGCCTATCAAGCTGATCACGGTCAAGGCTGCGTCGCCCACCTGCCACACGTCACCCATTCGCACTTCGTAGTCTGGGTCACGGGTTATACCAATAAAGTTCGCCTGGTTCTTTTTTACGTCGCCTGTGGTGCTTTTTACGGCTTGGTGCTGGTAATAACGGCGGACATTGTCTACTCTGGCGGTAATCGTGCCAATTGTGGCGTAGTCGCTCAGTTCGGTGCTGAATCCGTTGCCAGTAGTGGACATTCGTTTGATTGTCACGGCTACTTCCCTGTCGTCCACGATCTGTTCAAAGTCCTGCACTTTCAGGTTGTCGCCGAGTATGTATTGTCCTATCTTGTCCATATTATTCGGCTCTTAGGGCTTTCCTTACGTCGCAGTTTTTTAATTTAATCATCATCATTCCGCCATTATCACTCTCGGCTGTTATTTCGGCCGCTATTTCGTCCCTGCGTTTCTGCAGTTGTTCGGTTATCTGTTTGAAGTCGACCTCTGTTTCGCCTTGCTTATAGTTGAATCGTTTGCTGGCTTGCATGAGCAGGCGGTCGATACAATAAAGGGCTGATTCCAAAATGTCGCCGTCGTTCCAGCTTAGTATTGTTTCGAGTTCATCGTCGCTAAACGCCCGAGGCACGGTTATGTCGGTCAAATCACCGTCCATTATGTGGAGGCGTAACTTTTGGATGTCTGTGAGTGGTAATACTGGCATATGGTTATTGTTTTACCATTTCCTCGATTATCGCCTTGCCTTTCTCGGCCGCCTTTGCCCAGGTTAGTTCTTGTCTTACCCAGTTTGCTGCGTCCATTCCTTTTTGGCGTGCGAGGTCTTGGTTCTCGTATACAAATTTCATTTTTTCTTTTAAGTCCTCATAGTCTGGTTGCCACCAGTTTCCGATGTCGCCCCAGTGTTTTGGGACGTGGCTTGTCTTTACCAATGTGGGGCACTTCACTGGGAAGTTGTATCGTTCATTGGTATATTCAAGCATTCCGCTGTTGGCACTCACTATGGTTGGCAGTCCTGTTGCCATTGCTTCCAAAGGTGGCAGTCCGAATCCCTCGCCACGGCTTGGAAATACGAAAGCGTCGGCACTTTCCAGTAAATCGAGCAGGTCTTTGTGATCATACTTCCTGTCGATAATCGTCACGTTTTTTTCTGGTATGCTCAGGTGTCCGAGTGTTCCGCTTTGGGTCTTTAGTATCAGGTGCACTTTCGGGTTGTCTTTGAAGTTCGCCAGGAAAGCCGATAAAGCGTAGCCTGGGTTTTTCCTGATCGTCAGCACGCCGTACATAAGAAATGTGAACACTTCTCTTTTCGGTCGGTTGTAAATCGGGAATAATTCTGGGTCTACTCCGTTTCGCACTACGTCAATCGGTACTGTCACGCCTGCCTTTTGAAATATCTGCTTTGAGCTTTCACTCGGGACCCATAGTCTGGTCAGTTTGTTGCACTGTTTTACCCAGTCTGGGTTTCTCTCGGTGGCGTCTGGCAGTTTGTCGCTTTCAAACATTGTGTAGCCGATTCGGTATTTGTAGCTGTTTATTACGTCAAAGAATGGAGGGTGTCCGAAGCAAATCGCCACATCGCCTTTGGCGAATGTCTTTGTCAGGAGGGCTTTTCCTTTTGGCGTGATGTCGTCACGCATTTCCACTCCCCTTGCCCCTGCGGTTCGCATTACTCGAATGTCTACTCCTACCTCGTTGAGGGCGATCGCCAATTGTTCTGTGGCTGAGCCGTAGCCGTAGCTCGTGCCAAATCCACCGTAATAATTAACAATCATATCTATTTTAAGTTATTTTTAATTAACTTAAGAGCTACAAAATAAAATTTTTCATCATTATTTTCTGTCAATTCTCTTAATAAATTACTATATTGATACAAACCAGAATCATCTATATACTCTTTACTACTAAAATCATTTTTTATTGCTAAAATTGGAGTTAAAAATCCAGATAATCTATACATTACATAATCAGATAAAAATAAACTATCTATATCTTGATCATCAAAAAATAAAGTTTCAAAGTATGTTACTTGATTTAAATTCATTGACATATAATTAAAATTATTTTTATGTTCTTTGCTCTGTCGCCATACAAAGCAAAACCCACAAATGGGGCGAGCGTTTCCACCCGCCCCCCTGTTAAGTCTACGGAGCAACGATTGCTGGAGCAACGATTGCTACTTTCACAGCACCGTCTGCACCTGCGACCGCAGCGTAAGTACCGCCACGACCACGACCGACGACTTGGCTGGCTACTAAGCGAGACAAGTCACCATCGCCTTGTGTGATTCTCAATCCGTGTTTAATGTAATAACGGAAGTTGAGTTTCGCACCAGAAACGAGGTAGCAGTATCCGCTTGTGACACCTGCGTATTCGTAGGTTTTAGCACCCACCTTGGCTTTGAAGCCGTCCCAGACAATGATGTTTTCTGGTTTCAATTGGCGTTTAACCTTGGATGGATTCAAGTCTGGCAACATTGAGCCAGCTAAAGCGTCCTCTAACAAGAATTGATCTCCGCTGTTGCACAAGATGTACTTGGCGTTTGGCAAAACGGTCAAAGCGTTTCTCAAGGTTTGCTGAATGCTGGTATCCCAGGCAATCAATTGAGCGGTGGCTACGACGCCAGTGCCCTCTTGATATTCTCTCTGCTCTTGTAAATCGGCAGAGGATGTCACGAAAGTTCCGAGGTAAATCGGGGCTAATGTGACGTAGTTTATTGTGGCTACCCATGCTCTACCCATTTGGCGAGCTTGGTCAGTCACACGGAATAGCTCATTATATTCCACCATGTCTTCTGTGTACTCCAAACCAGCGGCTAAGGTACGCATGCGTACTACTTTTTCCTGACCTGGTTCTAATGTACCGAATTTGACTTCGCCGCCCTCTAAGTGTTCAAGGAATACGATACCGTAAGGTCCCATTTCCTCGACAGTTAGAATTTTTGGCAAAGTTGAGTCCTCTACAACGTCGTAGATGGCTGTATACAATGGCTGGTTTTCTGGTCGTTCGATTTCTTGATATGCTTCAAGGTTCACTCTTTCTAAGAATTCCTCAGCACCGCTTTCAGTGCCGATCATTTCTTTTAGGGTGACCTTGCCGTTTTTCAAGTCCTCTGCCCAGTCGAGACCACGGGCTTGCCCGTTTCTCATCTCAGCCAAAGTAACCATCGCCTTGCTGTAGGCAGACTCAGCGATTTGGTCTACTGTTCTCTTGAACATATGCGTTGAGTTTATTGGTTACTAAATAAAAATATTGACTTTCAGCCTGGGATTACCAGTTGAATAGTTGTGGCAATTGAATGCCCCAGACAACATTGTTGCTGTCTTTTTCTACGGTGACTTTCATAAAAGGAACATTGTCCTCGCCCCCAGTGGTTTCGTCGTCAGTGATTTCTCCAGTCGCTTTCACGATATAAAGAATCGCCCCGACTGCAGCGTCCACGTCTGCTGGAATTACGAGTTCGAATTCTGAGGCTGAGATATCAAGGTTCAATTGATCCCCTGACTCTGCATCCTCGCAAGCGAAACCGTACCAGCTAACGTTCACGCCACGATTTTTGCGTACGAAAGTACCCTTATCGAAAGAGGACACTGCGGTAACTAATACCGCTTTGCCATCGCTTCGCTTTGGGTCTTTAGGTTGTGTCGCAGACATAAGCGTTTGATTAAATTATTGAATAATGATTGGTCTATTTTTTTACAGTGAACGATCGACCGTCGTTGCTGTTCTTGTCCTTTTCAGGAGAGAATGGTTTTTTGTCCATCATTTCCTTAATCAGTTGTTTGGCGTCCTCGGATTCAAGGACAGCGTCTACCGTTTTTTGTGCTCTCATTTCCGCCATGGTAATCCCTTTTGACTTGGCGTCGGCTATTTCGTCATCGGTCAAAGTGACTTTTGACATTTCGCCTACCACTGTCTTACGGATTAACCTGCGAGCGGTTTCATTGCCTACTCGCTGGTTTAGTTGAGTGTCTATAACGGTATCCGCCAAACGACTTGAAACAGCTTCTAAATCGTTCCGCATTTCCGCTACCATTTCGAGTGGCTTTTCGCCCAATTCGTCAGTGATTTCTTTGAGAGCAGTCTTGGCTTGTTTCACTTCGGTTTTCATTTCCGAAACGACTTCGCCTGTAACGCTTTCTTGGATTTCCTGAACGAGGTCTGGGTTATTTTCCTTTAGCTCGTCTAAGGTTGCGGAAGCGATGATTTCTTCTCGCTTCATAGTTTCTTGTGTTATGGCTAATAAGTTGGCATTCGCAACACCCTGGCTTCCTGGGCGTGCCCAGTCTATTGATTCGAGGTCGAACGCCTTGATGTCGTAATACTTCTTAAACTTATTGAATACTCGATTTGCCCGACCGTATACGCTGACACTGACTTGCTTGTTTGCCGCTACTGCCTTTTTTAGGTAGGTTCTAATTTTGGAATCTGGTAGAACGTAGCCCTTTGCCACCAGGCTCAGCTTGCCTGTGCTCGGGTCAGACTCTGTTTTCGCACCTACCCATAGGGTTTGCGGATCGGGGAATTTTGTTGCTCGCTCGTCATCTGGTAAATGCCCCAGATATCCATCTGGAGTTTTGTCCATAATCTGAGCGGCCACGTCCCTAATCACGTCCTTGTTCCAGTGGTTACCGTTTGCTGAGACGGTTTCCTCTAAAACACGGACGAGTACAAACATTGGGTCACTGTCCCCGTCGGTCAATTTTTGCAGGTCTATTCCTGCAGCGATCGGGAAGTCGCCTGTTTGACTATCGACCTCTTTAGTCATTTCAGCGACGGTCAGTAAATTATCATACAATTTACTTACTTCGGGTTTTGGATTTTCTATCTTTTTTTTCATATCTCTTTTTAATAAAAATCAGCTATCCAATTATTGAATAGCTGATAAACAGCCGAAGGACATAATGTCCTACTTTTGAGTTTTGCTTAGACGTCGTGTCCCTGGCGTTTTAGGAGTTCCTTGGTTGTTTTCAAATCGGCGATGCGGTCTGCCTGTGCCATGCGTTCAAATTCCAGTTGGTATCTTGTCTTTTCGTATCCCCTCACATTCGTGAAGTCGTCGTATAAAGCCAGTAGTGACATTACTTCCTCAGGTGAGTATCTTGGTTCGCCCTGTTTGTTGAATGTCACTTCCTTGTTTCGTACTTCTATTTTACCACTCTCAGGCTTTTTTGAATAGTCAGACTTCTCAGGCACTGTGGATAAGTTCAAAATATCAAGCTGATCTACTGGTTTCAAATTGGCAGGTGTGGTCGGTAGTGGCACTTGTTCGGTAGGGTCACCACTATGTGTAATTGCTGGCGTCTGCTCTGGTTCTGGCTCGCTGTTATTGTCCTGTTTTTCGCTTTCTGGCGGTGTTGGCGGTGTTTCTTGGGTATTTTCCCCACCCTCGCCCTCATCCCCCTCATTTTGGTCGTTTTGAGGCGTTTCCGACGTGTTTTTGTTGGTTTCGTCGTTCGGGGTGTTGTTTTCCCCTGGTCCTGGCACGATATCGTCCAGGGCGTCGTTGTTTTCTGGCATAATTTTATGGTTAGTTTTCCTCGTTCTCGTCATCTGGTTTCTCTATCGGGACAGTTGGGTTGTCCTCAGGAGTATCCTCTGGCTCGAGTTTTAATCCGTCTTTTATCAGCTTGCTTGCTTCGACTGTGATCACGTTGTCGTGGCGACAAAATGAGCAAGACACTACCGTGCTGTATTCCGTTCCTGTTACCACTACTCGTCTGCCTTTCATGGTAATGCGGAGCAGTCCTGTTTCGCTTACTAAGGCGACGGTCTTTCCGCAGGTTTCATTGGTGCATTTTAGTTTCATACTTTCTTGTTTAATAAGTCTATGATTTCGTCACGCATTTTGTAGACAAGCTGTCTATTTACCGCCCCGACGCTGGCGATTTTCATTTCTGTTTCGTGGCTCATGGCTTTTTTGAATAGGTCGAAGCAGTCTTTGTCCTCGTCCTGTCTGGTTAGGCGGAATTCGCCGAGCCTTGAGTCGTCCAGTAGCATGGCCGCTTTGTTTTTGTAGGCGTCCATAAAGTGGTCGATTGAAATCACGGGAACGCCCTCGCTTATGGCAAATACCACGGCGTGGAATCGTCCCAGACTGACCTGCATACCACTGCTTGCTACCCACTGTTTCACTCGTTTTGGATTCCAGTATTGCCCGTCAATCATTTTGTCGCCGTATCCTACCTGTCTGGTTGTTTCGGCGTCAGCTTCGCAGTATGGCATTACCTTGGTGTACATTCCGAGTTTCTTGGCGTAGTCCTCGATTTTCGCCAGCCACTTTTTCAAACGTTCCATGTCTTGGTGCACTGGTGGGTATTCTCTGATTGTTATGAGCATTCGCCTTTTATCTACCTTGATGTCCTGGCTGTCGTCCTTTCGCAAAGAAAACGCCACGTCTGGGTAAAGTTTCGGATTGACTCCGAGCTTGTGGGCGTATTCGAGTGATTGGGAGTTTCTGACGGCGTAGTAATCGGCTAAATTCAGAAGTCCGCCCATAGTCTGGTTGAAAAGTTTGCAGACTTCTGGCTTCAGCACCCTGATCTGGTCTACCTCGTCGAGTCCTATCGTTTCGCCTGTTTCGTCGGCTAAAAATGAAGCGTCAAGGTGCGTGCCGATGTGAATCACGGGCACTCCCCGTCTTTTGGCTACTATGTATTGGTTCATGCCAAATCCCAGCCCCAGTCCACCGCCACCGAGAATAAACCCTGCCACGCTCGGGTTCTTGAAAATCAAGCGGTTCTCGCAGTTGATTATGTCGCAATGGTTGTATGGGTGCATATTCCGCATTACTTCCATATTAACGTCGCCGAGTTCTGTAGCGATCGTCAGCAGGTATTTGTCGCCGAATAATTCGTACAGTGATTGCAGTATGGCTTCGTCGCCGCAGTTTCCTCGTCCGAAAAATCCACGCACGACCAGTTTCTTTTTTATGAGTGTTTGTTCTGTCATATGGGGCTTGGTATGTTAATTGGTTCTATGCTGTGGCATTTTGAATAAAGTTCCACGTGTAGCTTTGCCACATTAGCCCAGCTGGTCTTTTTGGTGTATTCGGCTATTCTCGCCACGTATCCCTCGTAATCGTCAATCACGGTCTGCACTGCCCACTCGATGTCTTTCTCTGGCAGGCTGGGGTGTATTTTTACGAAAACGTCGTCTGGTACGTCGCTGTAGTGGTAAATATCAGACACTATCACTGGTCTGCCTGCTTGCATGAGGAATCGGCTTGACCCCGACACGCTTGGGGCAATTATCGGCGTCACGAATGACACTAAAATATCGCAGGTCTTTAATTTTTCCAAAATCACCGACTCTGGTAAAAACTGATTGTTCAAATAAAACCGTGGCTCTCTTTTCTCATGCTCGGCTTCCCTATCCTCATCCACTTTCAGTTTGCTGAGCAGGTTGCCGTATTCTATGGCGTTGTAGTTATCTTTCTGCCATGAGCTGAGCAGTCGGTATTCAAAGTCCAGGCTGGTCTTTTTTAATTGCTGGAATGTTTCCACGAATCGCTTGGGGAAGCTTGAAAAGCCAAACGACCCGATTTTCACTCGTCCGCCCGTGTATACGTGGTCGTCGACTTTTGTTTCAAAGCTACCGTGTGGTATCAGGTGCACCTTTTCCTGTAGTTCTGGGTGCGTTCGCAGGAGGGCTTTCACTTGGTCCTGGCTGTGGCAAATAATCGCCTTGCACTGTGGTTCTCTGAATGCGTCGTGGTGTTCTCGTTTCTTTTCCCATAACGTGTGCATGGTGATCACGTATGGAATGTTTTTATCACGAAAAAAGTAAAGTAAACCGTCAGGCACTATTCCGTATTCGTCCTGGACGTGTACCAGGTCGTAGTTGCCGACCACCTTTTGAAAATGTTCAAAATCTCGGGTCAGCTCTGTTGTGACGCCCAGGTCAGCGAGGTGCGGAATCAAGTAATTGCTGTATGTCCATATTCCGCACTGCTCGCTTCGGCTCGGCGTAAGCATTAAAATTTTCATAGCTTACAAATTATGCTTAGCCGTTTTTCTGTTTCCAGTCCGTGGCTATAGTCTTGAAATCTTTGCCCTGTTTTAATCCCTTTTGTACAAACTTGTTGTACGCACTGGGTTTACGGTGAACCTTTGGGGCTGCCACTGGTTTTGCCTTGGCCGCCTTGAGTTGGGCTGTCACCTTTGCCAGCTTGCTTTCCAAACGCACGACGTGCGACTTGGTGGCGTACTGGACGGGTTTGCGAGCTGGTGCTCGCTTTACTGCTTTTGCCATAGTTTTGAGTTATTACTTAAATGTTTTGAGAAATGTTTTCGGGTCGATGAGTTCGGTTGTGACGTAGCACATACAGTTTGGGTGCGGTGTTTCTGGCACTGCCTTGTGCGGATTGGTCTTGGATAACTTCTCGCACTCGCACCCGAGGTCTGGGTGGCTCAGGGATAAGTTCCAGTTGAAGCCTTTCACGAATGGCACTTTCTTGTATAAACGGCTGGTCACTTCTCGCTGAGTCATGTTTATTTCCGTTCGGGCTATCCGCTGGGCTTGGTAGCTTACCGACCCCTCTCGGACATAGCCTGCTTTTTTCACACTCTGGCTGATCGTCTTTTTATCGAACCGCTGGCGGTAGTAGTCAAACGGCGATTTGTAGTTGCCTTTTATCGGGTTGACATAGCCGTCAATGTCTTTGGCTATCTCTCGGGCGGATTTTCCTTTTTCTACGCCCACTGCCACGATATTTTGCACGGTTTTCTTGGTCGCCCCTTTTACTATCTTGATTCGCTGTCCGATTGTTTTGTCGTCGAATACTTGTCTGGCTTTCGTGATGTTCTCGTTGCGTTGTTTGAAGTAATCAAATTCCTTGACTGCCTTGTCGGTAATCGCAGCCACCTTTTTTGCCTGTGCTGGGGTGGCCGCTTTCTTTACCTTTTTCATGTAATCGAGGAATAGCTTCTTGTTCTTGTCTATGGTCACGTCAGCGACGTTTCCCGAGCGTTCGTAAATTACGGATTCTATCTCGTCCCAGAATTTCGTAATCGACACGGCAAACGCAGCGACTAAGGCATCCAGGTTTCGTACCTGCTCATCGTCACGGTACTTGCTATTGATGTCCTTTTTGAGTTCTTGAGCCAGCGAACGAAGAAGAGCGTCGATGTCTTTCTCTGCCCTTATTTGTTCTTGGATTTGCTTTTTGTCAAATGCGTTGATTGCCATAGCTTATTTTTTTATTTTCCTCTTGGATTGGTAGTCATCGTCGTCGACGATCTGTTTGACGTCTTTGTTCTTGCCGTATTGGTGGGCACTGAATGGGCTGTATATGTCGCTCTGCTTCATTTCCTGCACCATTTTCTCTACCGCTTGTTGGCGTGCTCTGGTGAGTTCGGCGTCTACGTCCTCGATTTTGATGTTTGTCAAAGCCAGGGCGGTTTCGTCGGTAATGAGTCCGAGTTCTTTCAGGCTCTTTACTACTTCCAGGTTGAGCTGTTTATCCTCGTTTTCAATCGGCGACCATTCAATGTTGAAGCCCTTGCTTGGAATCGTGTTGGCTTTGATTTGACTGGTGGCGAGCAAATACTGGCTGTAAATGTCTATCACATCGTATAGGAAGTTCTCGAAGTCCGCTCGCTTGCGGTAGGCTTTGTTCACGATAACTGGTAGCTGTTCACTCACGCTTGCTTTGCTACTGGCTACCGCTGACCCCATGACAAATTCTGGGGTTTCACTGGCTTGCACTATGCAGTAAAACAAATACTCGAGCATAGTGGTCGCTGCGGTGACGTGGTCTGGGATTGTTAACATTCCCATGTCCATGTTTTCCCCGAGCAATAGCATACGGTCTGGTCGCCATTCAATCTGGTACTTCGCTTGTCCGTCTTTGGCGGTTGATATTTTCTCGAAGTTCTGTTCGACAAATTTCTGGAAGTTGGCAATGCCCTTGATGTAAGGTGTCGGTTGGGAGTTGTAAATCGCCCCCTTGAGTCCGTTTTCCATTACAGCGTGGTAGGCTTTCATTAACACGTAGACGTTCTGGTAGTCGCTCGTGCCATATCTGGCGTTCGGGTCTTTCTCATTGGCGTAGTGTGCCATGAGCAAGAATGGATAGTCGTTGTCGACTTCCTGTTCCTCTCCTTTCTGCCTTGCACCGCCTGAGTATTTAATTCGGCGGTAGTATGGTTCGGTATTGCGATATTCCTCGACGACCATTTCCTTGTCGGTCTTTTTGTCGTCTTTGTAGTACACGTGCGTGATATTGTAGCCTATCACTTCGTTGATGTTCTCTGGGTTGGTTATCACTTCCACCATTTCTGGGCTGATCATTTCCAGGTAGGCGTTGTCCTTGCTCGGCACTAACCGAACGAAAGCGTCGCCGTCCCTGCTTCCGAATCGCATGGCGTCAAACAAAGTTTTACGCTCGGCGTATAGGAAAGTATTCACGTCATCGAAAAAGTCACCCTTGCCTGATACTCTTGGCGGTACTAAGCCCGTAAAAGCAAAGGCTGCGGTGGCGTTCACTATCGGTTTTCCAAATGTCGCCCCGAATATGTATTCCTCGCCTTTTTTCTTGCCCTCGCTGTTCTTGACGATTGACGCTTTGTAAATCGCCATATTCAAGGTGTAGTCAGGGCGTGACGTGTCCTCGGTGGTGCTGTCAAATAATCGAGTCCAGAAAACGTTGCGTTGTGATAAAACGTCGTCGTCACTGGTTCGCCCGATCATCTCTTTGAGCGACTTCCACACTGATTTTCGTGCTGGCCGCACGATGTTCATTTTTTGTTCTGTTTCTTTTTTTGCCATATTGTGTGCGTTATGTTTATGCACTTATTATACACCTTTATGGCTGTTTAGGATAGTGAGGTTCTGTGTGTTTGTATTCCAGGATTGCTTTTTCCCACTTGGCGAAGTCGTCTGTCGGGTAAAAGTCGCCCGTGTGTTCAAATCCTGCCAGGTTGCCTTTCTCGCTGGCCGCAGGGAATAGGTCGGTTTCAATCATTGAGAAATTCTTTCCGCTCTTGCTTTGTGCTTCTGAGTAATACTCGAGCACTCGCTTGGCTTCGAGCACATAAAGTCCGAGGCTGGCATAGCGTGCCTGGCTGTCGTCTTTCTTTTCCAGGAATTTTTTCACTTTGCCGTTGTCGTACTCTACGTTGCCGAATGTCGATTTCTCTGGCATTTGCTTTACCGTGATTGTTCCGATTAGTTTCTCGTTCTGTTCCTTTGCCTTGAGGTGTTGGTGCTTTAGTTCGTGGAGGTTGACTGGTTTGATTTCGTCTGCGTTGGTGGCAAAGAATGGCTCGTATGGCTCGATGTTTCCTTTCACCGCTTTGGCGATCGCCCCGAGTGTTCCGAGTGGCTCTGTTTCCAGTATCAGGTGCAGTCGTTTCGGGTTGATATCCTTGTGGTGGTGTAAATACACCAGCCCCCAGTTGCGGAAGAATAGCTCGTGCTTTGCGTTGACTACGAGTATCACTTTCTCGCACCCGTATGCCAGGAAGTTATCCACCAGGTATTGCATTACTGGTTTGCCCTGCACTGGTATGAGTGGCTTGGGCATTTCGTATGTGAGCGGTCGAAGTCTTGTTCCCTCGCCGCCTGCTATAATTACTGCTTTCATAATTTTAGAATGGTATGTCCTCTGGACGGATACTGTCCTCGTCAGCTGGCGGTGGGGCTTGAGTATCTGCGTCAGCGTCTATGGTTGGCAGGTTGGTTTCACTGCCTGGCTGATAGACTGGCGTTTCCCGTCCCTCTTTGGGCTTTTTCTTAAATGCCACGAGCTGGGTTGTCCCGAGCGGAATGGCGTCGAGCACTATGCTCATGCCACCGTTGTCTTTGATAAACAACGCACCGACCTTTGTCCACTGGGTTTTTTCTTGGCCGCTTCGGTCTTTCCAGTTCTTACCGAAGCAAATGTCACGTACTTCCACGATTTTTGAATTGTTCATAGCTTGTTAATTAAACGGCTTTAGTTTCTCTACGGGGTAACGTTTGTTTATTTTCACGTGCCACTCGAATAATCGGCTGGTATAAAAATAACTTAGGTGTCCCCTGACTTCTTTCCAAATCGCCCGAAGCACTTCGCCGAATCGTGGTCTGCCGTAATAGACCATATCCGTGTCCGTGCTGTGATAAACCACGAATTCCTTGCTCATGAAGTATTTCGGGGTCATCGGTTTGAGCGTCCTTGGGCATATCCCCTGGGCGATCAGCTTTTGCTGGTGTTCCTGGGGAGTAAAGTTAACGCTTCGCTTTTGCTGGCTTGCGTTTTGGTTTGGCTCTGCCATAGTCGTCGGCTAACCGTTCGATGTCATTCTCGTCAAATTGTCCCTCGCTTACTTCCACGAGAATAAGGTCGACTTCGGTGTGCTTGTTAATAATGCGGTGTTTGACTCCCTGGCGTATTTCCACCACGCTTCCCTTGCTTACCCAGCGTTCCAGGTCGTCTTTGACCACGATTCCTCGACCTTGTACAATCACCCACTTTTCCCGACGCAGTTTGTGCGTTTGGTAGCTTAGGCGTTTGCCAGGTTTCACGGTCAGCTTTTTAATTACCACGTCCGTTCCTGGTAAATCCGAGTACATATCGGTGTCCACTTGGAATTCCGACAATACTTCAAATTCACCCCACGGTCGTTCTGTTTTCTTTCCCATATGTTATTTTTTTACGCAATGATATAATTTCTCGTTTTTATTTCCTGGCTTTTCCTCGATGTACTGTTCTGCCAGCACTTCCCAGCCAGTCACTCTGAGCAATTCCTCGACATGGTCAAAGCTCATAAAGTTTCGCTTGATTTTTTGATTCTCGTTCTTTTGGTTCGCCAGTCGGTATGTCAGTATCATATGCCTGGCGTATTGGTGCATGTTCATTAAAAAGTCGAACGGCGATTGCATGTACTCAATCACTCCCTGGCATACGGCGTACTGGAATCTCTCTGGTAATGTCGGGTATTCCTTGTTCAGGTCGGCGATTATCGTGTCCTCTGTCGCCTTGTAGCAGTCTATGCACCTGTATGTATCGGCGTTTATAAACTTTTTCAGGTGTTCAAATCCGCCGCCTACGTCCAGCACGCTGACAAAGTCTGGCAGGTATTTGGCGATTTGCGTCGCCCGTTCTGCCCATACCTTTGTTTCACCCCAGATATAGATTTCCTTGTTTCCGTAAATCATCCCATCTTTCATACTTTTTCTGGTTTTCCCTTTCCTGGCACTTGGCGGACGCTTCGGTCGGTCTTACCGTATTCCTCACAGAATTTCTCGGCTGCTTCCAATGTCTTGAAGTTCTGCACCGAGTTTCCCCAGCGGACGACGAACAACGGCGTCACTTTGCCTGCTTCGTCTGTCTTGCTGTGGTCGGTTATCGTGAAGTTTCCTTTTTTGGTTGCCATAGGTTATTCCTTAGTTTCTTTGCCAGGTGCTTCCTCTGGCTCTGGTTTCCACTCAGGCTCGACTTGGTCCTGGGGTTTTTGTGTGTCGTCCTTGTCCTCTTTGGTTTCTTGTGTGCCATTTTCCTCTTTTTCTGGCTCTACGGGCGTTTCCTGTTGTGGCTCTGGTGTCTTTTCCTCATCCGCTGGCTTTGGCTCGTCTGGTGTCAAATTCTCGCTTTCTGGCTGTGGTTCTGCTTCCACCTCATCGGCTTCCTCTGGTGCTTCGTCTTTCAATGCCTGCAGTTTAGCATTGTCGGCGTCGAATTCCTTAAACTTCACCTTGACCTTTTCCACGATCGCCAACAGTTCGGCTCTGTCTTTCGCCAGCTCTGGGCTGATTTCGGATTTGATTGTCCAGGTTGGGTCGCCAGTCTGTGGGTTCTTTGTGCCGACAATCTGCACGTTTCCGAGCTTTTTTAATTCGGCGTCCAGTTCATCGAATTTTTCCCAGTTTGGCTTTGGTGCTTCCCTGCGGTCGTTGGCAGAAAATGCCAGGTATTGTTCCTTGTCTACCACGGTCGCCCCGTATTTGCAGAAGTCCCAGTATCCGATAAGGCTCAGGCTGTTCTTTACGAGGAATTCATCGATTGTTTTGTAAACGTCGGGCATTACTTCCTCTTGTAGGTATTGCTGCGTTCGGGCATTGATTTCGCTGTTCTTTTCCCCGAGTCCCAGCATTACTCTGGTTCTCTTGTTGAAGATCTTGACCCACTGCTCTGTTTCCACCAATTTTTTGATGGTTTCAAACGGTAGCGGTGTGTTCACTGGTTTGGCTTGCATTTCCATAATTTTGTAGTTTGCTTATTACGTCGTCCACCGAGGTTGCTATGAAAGCTATGCCCCCGTTCTGGTTGACTTTGTTAATAAAAGTTATTTGATAATCTGTCGGCTTTCCGCCTGGTCGCTTTACTTCAATCGCCAGCATTCGACCTTTGTATACTCCCAGGATGTCAGCGACTCCATAAAGCTCGTATTTTCCTTTGCTTCGGAATCGTCCCTCTCTCGGGTTGTATATCGGCGTATTGTTGACTCTAAATGCGAATATGCGGTTCGCCCACAGGTAGTCCATTATCCCACCGAGCACCTGGCTCTCTGATATTTGGATTTTTACTTTAACGTTCATAGTTGATAAACTTTCCCTTTTTCCATCCGCCAGCCCCGAACGCTGTCTTTGACCGCTCGATTATCACTTCGCCGTTCCCCAGCTCGCCGTCCATATACAGCTTGCCTGCCCATAGTGCCAGGTGATCTGCGTCAGGGATGTCGTCGTGGTTATCGTCGTTGTCCTCGGAAGCGTACACGGCGAGGTATTCGCCTTTGTATTCTTTAACGAGGTTTATGTACTGCCTTTGGTTCTGGTCGATGTAGTATTGGTTGTTTGGTTTTAGGTATCTGAATTTGTCGTTTTGAAAAATGGTCATCCCGTGCCTGTATAGCTTATCTTTCGCCTGCCTGCTAAATACGAAGTGGTATGGCTGGTACGGTGTTTCGTCGTCGAATCTGTCTGGTAGCCAGTCGCCTTGTCCTGTCGAGTCGATTGCCATTGCCACCACATTGAAATTGCTGAGGAATTCTACCATTTCCTTGAATTGGTGGCTGTAATTGTCCCCTTGCCACATCTTGAAGTTTATCCTCACCCAGTATCCATTCTTAAATCGCACCACGCTTACCACCGAGCTGTCGTGCTTCTTTCCGACGTCGATTCCGACAAAGCACGGGTATGTTGGCTCTTTCTCTATCACTGGCGAGTCGATTGCCATTTTCTCGAATTTCTCTTTGGTCACGTACATACCTCTCGACAAGTTCCACACCAGCTCGTACTGTGATTTGAATTCGTCGCTGTATTCGCCGAGGTTGTCTTTCTCTTTGGCTATAAACTGTTCATATTTCAAATGGAATGGGTCGCCCGTTTCCTCGTATAGCTTCCGTTTCTGCTTTATGATTTCTTGGTATGGGAATCTGAACACCTTGCCTGGCTTGTCTTTGTTTTCCTGTATCCCGTTGTAATAGTAGCAGAGGTTGTATCCGCCCGAGCCTATGAAAATACGGGGGGCGTTGTAGGCAGCGGCCATTGGGAACGCTTCCACTTTCATTTTCTTTTCACGTTTCCCGAATATCTTTTGGCTTTCCTCGTAAATCTGCAGGCTGTTGCTTTTACCCTCGATGTTTCCGCCCTCTAACGAAAAGCTGAAGAATGTGGCGTTTTCATTTTTCAGCACTATGGTGTTGGCGTTACTTTCCACAAACCCTGCGTTCTTGTGCCCTGCTTTCTGTAAATCCCTGAGCCCTATTTTCATTCTGTCAAAGTCCGTCTTACTCTGTTCTTTCTGCGGTGCGAATACCCCGATTGTCGGTATCAGTCCCCAGTTCGGCTTGGCGATCGCACTGAGCACGCTCACCGTGTCCACTACCGCTGTCGTTTTTCCTGCCTGGCGAGCCACCTCTATAAAAATGTCGTCACCGTCGCCTTTTAGGAAGTTCTTGACTATCTGTTTGCTGATTTCGACTTGGAATGGTGCATATTTACGTTTGAACCTTTTTTCCATCATTCGCAGGACGCTTCGGGCTTCCACTTCCAGTTGTTTTTCCGTCATCATATTGTTTTAATTTCTCGTGAGCTTTTTCCAGCTCGGCTTCGAGTTCCATGTTCCGTTCCTCGATGTCACGGATGGCGTCAAAGAATTCATCCCTGCCGACTTCCTGCTCGACCTTGGCTATCTCTATCGGTTGGGCGTCCTCGAGTCTTTCACCCCTGCAGGCTTTCTCGTAGGCGGTTGAAAGGTCTGACAGTTCTTTCGCTTTGATGTTCAGTCGTTTCTTTCCGTTGGCGTCCACGTATTGAGCCTGGACCAGGAGTGCTTGAGCCGCTTCCTGTATCCTTTTCCACCAGCTGGCTCGTCTGGCGTTTTTCTGGTCTAAGGTTTCGGCTTCTTTCTCTATTCGCTTCTTGGTTATCTCGGTTTCCTTTTTGTTTCTCAGCTCTTGATATTTCAATTTTTTTGCCGTCCATTTTTCTTTCATTGCTACTTTCCGCAAATATGTGTAGTTTACGCCAAATTCCACGGCTATCTGTTTTAGTGTTTTGCCGTGTTCTACGAATTCTGGTTGGTATTTTGTGTATTCGGATTTCCCTGTTCCTTTTGGCATAGAATTGTTACCCTATTTTTTTCTTATTCCTCGTTGCATAAAGTTTATAAAAGTTTCTGTTTCATCCATCCGTCTTTTTACAAATTTTAATAATTTAATCGCACAGGTACTGAATCTATTTCCTCTAATTTGGTCTGCTTTCAAATGAAAGTCATAGATTCTTGGTTTAATTTCTTTTTTCATAGCTATTTTTCTTTTCAAAACGCCACTTGCAGAATGGGCATTTTTTATTGTGCCGTCTGGCTTTCCATTCGAGTATCCTCTGCCACCTGCTTTCTACCCGACCGCCGCACAGCATTATTTTCTGCATATTATTCCGCGTTGATTTTGCTAATATCTCCATAGTTTTTTGTTTTAGGATATCTAAATTTTAGCACTTGGTTTGCGTATCTATCTATCTCACTAAACCCTACAGGCTCACCATACTCGCCGATTCCCTGTTCAAATCCGCCGACGCCAGTAAAGGTTGAAAAATATTTAATAACTTTGTCTTTGTGGCATTGGATCATAAAACATTGTCGTGGCTTTTAATTGCTTACATTTCGGGCAGAATAATCCTCGCTCTACTTTTTCCAGCTCTACTCTACACTCTGGGCATAGGTTATGGTCAAGTATCATTGAGAATCGTGTTTCCGCTTTTAGGTTTTTATCATGCTTCGGATCGTAAAACTGCATATTTAATTAAATCTCGGGCTGTTTCCTGGTTTTGAGCCAGTTCACTTCTTTGCCGTTTATTTTCACGTTTGATTTTCCTGTATAGTTGCACCACCTTTGTATTATTATGTCAGTAAAAAATGGGTCGAGTTCCATGGTGCATGAGTTTCGTTTTGTCTTTTCGCAGGCAATCATTAAACTTCCACTTCCGCCAAAAAAATCAATCACCAATTCCCCGATTCTACTGCTGTTCATTAAGGCTTTTTCTATCAGCTGGATTGGTTTTTGTGTTGGATGGTCGTAGTTAGATTCTCTGCCTATCGTCCAGACTGTCGAGCCGTCCTCTTTCGTTGCCAGGCTTTTTAAGTGTTTGATTATTTTTTCCAGGTCATTCTCTATATTCCACTTTTCATCCCAGACGGTGTATTGTTTTCTGTCCCCGAAAAATGGCACTGCCTTTCCCTCGAATGTCGCATAAAATATCAGCTCATGCTTCCAGCGGTAATCTCCCCAGCCCATAGTTGCGACTTTCTTGTTCCATATAATCTGGTTTTTCACTTTCAGCCCGACCTCGTTCATTGCTTGTTCGAATTCAATCTGTGAGCTTGAGCTGTGGCAAATATAAAAAGGTGTTGTCTTTGTCACCGCTTCCTGGTATCCCTGGAATACGGCTAATAAAAACGCCTTGAAATTCGACCGTTCCATGTGGTCGTTCATTATCTTTGTTTTTGTGCTTTTCCCTCGTCCGCTGTAGTTTATGTTGTATGGAGGGTCTGTCCACACCATTGTTGCTTTGCTCCCCCCCATGAGGGTTTTGATGTGGTCTTTGTTTGTGGCATCGCCGCACATTAAGCGGTGGTTGCCGAGTTCTATCAAATCGCCAAGTTTAGTCACGGTCGGTGCTGTTTTATCGAGCACTGGCACGTCATCCTCTTTTTTGTCTTTTTCTTTATCTTGCTGGATCACTCCGTCGAAGTCCTCTGGCACAAAGCCCCAGTTCATTAAATCGTCAAGTTCGAAGTGTTCGAGCAAAATATCAAAATCCCACTCGCCAGAATTACGATTACTTCTGATATTATACTCTTTCAATTCATCATCACTCAGCTTGCGGTTTGGTACTCGCACGTCGATTTTATCCTCACCTCTGTTTAATAAGAATAACACCTTTACTCTTTGGTGTCCTGCGATTATCGTATTGTCTGTGTTTATGGCTGGTATTTCTACGAGGTCAAATTTTTCGAGAGACTCTTTTAGTTTTTGTTCCTGTTCTGGCGTGAGCTTCCTTGGGTTGAAATCGTACGGAATAAGTTCGCTTACTTTACGCTGTTGCGTTGTCCATTTTAATTTCATAGCATGGGTATTTTAATAAGTTACTTGCTGGGCTTTTGCTACTGACTTTGGTTTGCACCAATTAGCGTCAGCCCAGCTTTTGCTTGTGTTTTAATTATACCACTTTTTTATATAGTTAGAAAGGTTTTAATCTTTTAACCTGTGGATAATTTTGCACGCTTGTTTCGTTCTTTGTTTTGAATGATTGAGTAAATCACCGAGTACACCAATGCCACCCTATCCTCTCTTGTCCACCTGCCTACTTTGCCGCCTTCTTTAATCGATACGGCTCTTTCTGCCATTTCCCACAAAACTTGTTTTTCTTGCTTTGATAGCATATTTATTTATATTGCTTAAAACACTTGTCCTCAACAGCTTTTTTCCTTGCTTCTGCTTCGTCCCATTTCCAAGTAGCACCCCAATATGTGCCATCATCTCTTTCCTCCATATTCAATTTTACATAATCCCAGTATGCCGTATCAGCGTCATCTAAACACCATTCTAATAATCTTTGCTTTGCTTCCTCTGCTTCCTTTTTTTCTTTTATTATTTTATTTTCGTGATCGATCTCCATTTGTTTTTGCTTTTCTATTGATTGCTGTTTATTTACTTGAACCAGTAAAAAACTGCCACCCAATATAACTGCGCAAATAATAGCTGTAATAGGATAAAGATATTTTTTGTCCATAAAATTATTTATAATGTTTTTTAAGGTTTTCCGGCGTTAGCTCGAAAAACTCTGTTATATACTTAAACGGCCAAGCCACAAAAAGACGATCACCATTCTCAAAAGCCATAACAACCTCGTCTTTTTCTAATTTTGAAACTCCTCGCATTATTTCGCCGTTCTTTTTGACCAGTAAAAATGGATAGCTCTTTTTCTTTCGCAGTTGCTGTGGCTTATCCAGTTCTCGAAGTGTTCTGAATGCCATACTACTGGGTCATTATCACGCCGTTTTTCAGCAATTCGTGGAATCTTTTCAGCGTTTCGTTTTCGTCTGCTACCTGGATGTGTGGCACTTCTTTGGCAATTTCCCAGTCGTTTCCCCCCTCGAAGCACTTATCGCCAAAAAATAAAATCTCTTTATTGTCATTCACTCCGAAGTGCTGCTTGATTTGCTCGAGTCCGTAGCTTTTATCCATTCCCTTGTAGGTGAAGTCTATCGATGTCGTTCCGCCAATTCTGACCTCGAAGTTCTTTTCAAGGCTTGGGCTTTTCCGTTTCATAAACTCCACGAATGTTTTTCTCTTGTCGCCATTCGGATCGTAGTTGGCTTTCAGTTCGTATGGAGCGGTGCGTCCGAGTATTGAAAATGTGATCTGGCTGTCCCTTAGCTCTATCTGGTCGTCTGTAAAAGGTACGAGGTTGAATCTGTTAATGCACCCGATTATGGCGTTCAGTATAAAATTCTGGTCGTCAGTGTCAATTTTATTTTTGTATACGTTTTCGTATTTGCCGTTTGAGAAAATCCAGAATTGATTGCCAGATGTTGGAAATAGGAACAGCGTCGGCATATCTTTTTTGAATTCCTGCAGTTTGTACTCGATTGGTCTGGTTATCTGGTCCTGGATTAAGTCCAGCTTGCCCCCTGTTATTATCACAAACGGGAATCTGTACGCCAGCATTATTATCGCATCCAGCATTTCTGGGCTGGCTTCCTGGCGTGACTTGGCAAGCGTTCCGTCCATGTCGCACACGATAATTGGACGAGGAGTATCCTTGAGTGTAGTTTGGTTGAGCATAGTATCCTTTGTTAGTATGTGTTCTTGGATTGTTGAATATCCGTCGCAATTCGCCCCTGGTGACGTTTTTACGGAATAGTTGGGTCTTTCCCTTTATTGGGTGGTTCATGGCAGTACCGACCGTCATTTTCGAGTAGTAAACATTGACCCTGGCGTTGCCTTTTCTAAAGCTGACCATTTTAATGTTATCTTGAGTGTCGATGTGTTCCCAGCCGAGTGTTTCTGCCATTTCCCTGATTTCGGCTACCTGCATATTATTTAATTTCTGGGTACAATATTTTGGATATTTTTCGGTATTCCCTGCTTATCCACTATCTTCTATCCTCTTTCTTCCTATTTCACAATACTCATCTTCCTTTTCAATACATATCCAATTTCGTTTTAAGTTCTCACAGGCTATTGCAGTCGTAAAACTTCCTGCACAGTTGTCTAATACTAAATCGCCTTCGTTGGTGTTAGTACTTGTAATCTTTCTGTTATCATAATAATTTATCTTGGTTTGATGCATTTAATCTTTTATTTATAATGTCTATGTATTCTGGTTCTTTTTCAATTAAAATAAAGTTTCTGTTTAGGTTTCTGCAAGCTACACCTGTTGTTCCAGAACCTGCGAATGGGTCAAGAATTATATCATTTTCATTGGAGAAGTTTTTAATTATAGTTTCTGCCAACTCTATTGGAAAACAAGCTGAATGAATATCTGATATTTTCTTACCTCTACCTATTCTCAATATATTTTGTAATTCTCCTCTCTTAAATGTAGAATTTTTTATAACTCTACCAGCAGATTTATCATCTTCTAAAATTAGTAACATTTCATAGGCACTATTCAATACCTTCTCGTGCATAGCTGGTTGTCCGAATCCTTTATCCCAGATAATAATATCTTTTATATCTTTATTAAAATCTCCAACTATCTTAAAAAATGCTTCTTTGCTACCAGTAACTATTTGGAAATTATAAATAACTATTTTAGATATTCGTAGCATTTCAGTAATGCAATCTTTGTGGAATGAATAGAACTCATCTATCGGTAGTGCATCGTCAAAGTATTTATACTTTTTACTAAAGTGTTCTGATTTTTCTCTAGTAGTATATTTACCATTTCTTATACGGGTTCGCATATTGTATGGAGGGGAAGTTAATACCATATCAACACTCTTATCAGGAATGCCTTTCATCACTTCTAAACAATCTCCTTGTATAACTTTGTTTGTAAATTGTTCCATATTATTCTTTAGGATTTGTATCCTGTGTTAATCTTTTATTTATAATGTCTATGTATTCAGGCGAGATTTCTATTCCAATATAATTTCTGTTATTTTTCTTTGCCATTTTTAGTGTTGTTCCACTTCCTGCCATTGGATCTAGGATTATATCTCCTTCATTACTCCAAGAGAGAATATGGTCTTCTGCTAGTTTTTCTGGGAATATAGCTGGATGTTCAAAAGATATTTTATCTTTACTACTTCGCATAAATCCATTGTCAATATGCCATATATTTCTTTTTGTTCTATCACTATTTAATAACCTCTCTTCTTTTTTTGTTGTTCCATCTTTTAATCTTATTGTGGAAATTCTGTTACCCACTGTCGTTCTACCCTCTTTTATAGGATTAAATTTCAGTATTTTTCCTTTTACAAAAATAAACATAAATTCAAATGACTGATTATATCTGACATTACTTGGATTTGGTGCATAACCTTTGTCATATATCATTGTGTCGTGTAAATTAAATCCTATTTCCTTAAAATAAAGTGCTTGTTTAAAAGATGTTCCTGTTTCACTTCCTTTAATTGTGGCATCTCCTACTACCCAAACTACTACACCACCATCTTTTACTATTCTGAATAACTCTTTAGCAATTCCTTCAAAGTTAAAAGTATATCCTTTATAATCTCGCAAGTTATCATAAGGAGGAGAAGTCAAAACCATATCAATACTCTTATCAGGTATATCTTTCATTACTTCTAAACAATCTCCTTGTATTACTTCATTTATCATATTCCTTTTATTCCACCTCTTAAGTGAGGTTAATTATTTTATCAGATATTACTTGTTCTCTTATAAGTAAATCTAGAAATCTTTTAGCACCATCATTTGATATTTTATGTATATCAGTTTTATCTTCTGCTTCTTCATAAGCGTCTTGCATAGCAACAGCAATATTTGCCTGCCAAGAATAATAATAACTACCTTGTGTTTTATCATTTTTTAATGCTTCTACTAATTCTTCTATCATATATTTTATATTCTCCACCTCTTATATGTGGGTGGTTAATTAGTTGAGGGAGTAGGATTTGCACCTACGGCATGTAATGAGCCTGTATTACTAACACTGGTAATTACTCCATTTCCCACAGTTTTTTACACCCCCAGTTTAGCAGAAAGTTGAGAGCAAAGAATAGATTAAAATTCTTCGTGTAAACTTTCAACTAATCTTTTAAATTCTCCAACTACTTTAACTGCTTCTTGTAATTTAACTAGGTCTTCACCATCTACCCAGTCTTCAGGTTTTAAATATCCTCCTTCATATAAGGCATAGCAAAAATCCTCACTACCCATACAACTTGCTAATTCCTCCGTGTCAGATGTTAATTCCTCTTCATTTTCTCTTTGTTCTTGAAGTTTTTGTGCTCTTTTTGTTAATTGCATATATTTATTTGTTATCCCAACTCTCCGCTAAGTGGGGGTGTAAGTTGATTATTCTAATTCTTTAATTAAACGCTTTATATCTTTTAGTTTAACATCGGCTTTGTGTATTCCACTTTCTGGGTGCTTTTGTAATCTGTGTCGGCAGTATCTTAGACAGTTTAGGATTATCTCTGTGTCCTTTTCTGTTTGGTCTATTCTTTCTTCAAAGTAGCTGTCCCATTCTTTGTCTTCTAAAATTTTATCTAACTGTTTGTCATATTCTTCAGAGGTTTCCTCTTTCTCTGTTTTGTTTGGCACGTCGACATATCCGTATTTTGCTTCGCCTTTTTCGTCCTCACCGATTTTCTCATAGCTTTGCTTTTTGGTTTTTAGACGTAGACTTTTTGGATGGTTATTTTTTTGTATATTTGGATGAGTTTTTTTGTTTCGTTTTCCATAGCTATTGTTTTTATTTAGTAAATAAAAAATTAACTGCTTGCGATTCGGCGGTCTTGCCAAATCTTAACGCCAGGGATTTCAGTGATTCCCTCTTTGATGGCGTTCCTTACGATTGAGTCGAGGAGTCCTTTTTCTATTGCCAGTTGGATGAGCTGGTCTTTGAATTTCTTTGGCAGTTTTTCCATGTCCTCTACCTGGAAGTTCCAGAATGTTTGATATGTGATCTTACCCTCGCTGGCTCTGACTGTCGTATCAGGATCAGGTTCTGTCACCGCTATCGGTGCAGGGGCTGGAGCTGGCATACCGAGTTCTTCCGCTTCTTTGGCGAGTTCGGCTTGTCGCTTTGCTTCCTCTTGTCGGCGTTTTTCGGCTTCGATTCTGGCTTGTTCATCTTTCCAATTCTGGTAATTTAGCAGTCCTGCTTTTAGCACTTTCTCTGCTTTTTCCAATGGCTCGGTTTGGAGCTTGAATTGGTTATTGTATTTTTTCACCGTGTCGTTCAGCGGTTGCACGAAAAACTTTCGCAAGTCCTCGATACGTTTTAACCGACCTTTGATTTTGGAAAGCATATCGATTGCTTCCGTTTGTTGTGGGTCGCTTTGGATAACGACTGCGTCTACCCCTTTTATTAGTTGGGCGACGTCCTGCTCGATGGCTACGATTTTCTCGTCTTTTTCCTTTTCGAGCTTTTTGAGGTCTAAGACCTCAGATTCCTCAGTTGCCTTTTTTGTTGTTTTTGGCATATGCACGTGAGTTAATAATTAAACTTTTTTTATTATTATTTGCAGTCGACAGCTGCAAGTAGTAATTTCATTTTTGACTTCGAGCACCTTTCCGCAGTTCGGGCAAATCACGATCCCGTGTTTCCCGTCTTTTTCATATCCGTGGTAGGTGTCACCTATCCTCTTGTCATTAAATTTGTAAAAGGTAAACGTGTACCTTATGCTTTGTCTTTCTGCCATACTCAGTAATTACTCGCCACGAATCTTGCCACAAATTGCACGAATGTGTTTGGTGACTGAGTTCTGGCGATTAAATTATTTCTTGGCTCGGTGGCGAGCGTTTTTATCGCTTGTTTCTGTTCGTCGCTCAGTTTCAAGTTCGGGTATAAAAATTCAAAATACTTGACTGGGTCTTTTTTGATTTTGGCGATGTCATCTGGTTTGTTTCCGCCACGGCTCACTGTTTTGTATTGTCTTTTTTGCATATCTTTTTGCTTTACTCTATTGTACCATAGTTTATAGAGTTTGTTTAGTTGTAAGGTGTGAATAACTTTATATCAACGGGTCGGTGTTCTCGTTCCAGCGTTCGGTCAATGTTTCCACGCACTCCACCAGTTCTGGTTGTGCCAGCAAATAGCGAAATTTCTCGACCAGATGGTATTTTATCAAATCGTCATTTGGTGCTTGCAGTAAGGCGGCCAATTCGCACACCTCTCTGGTGTTCATGGTCTTGCTTCCCCACTTCATTTTGTTTCCGCCGTGTACCGCTTGTTCGCCGTTTTCGTGCAGGTCGTATCGCAGTGGAATGTAGTTCCACATTTCGTCTGGTCTGCCTGACCCCATAATGGCGTGGTGTATTTGAATCGGAAGTCCTGATCGTTCTTTTGCACCTGTAATAAAACAGTATCTGTACCTCTCGTCTTGGTCGATTTGTTTTCTGAATTTTTCGGGTATCATATTGGGTCTGTTATGCACGAGCACTTCGCTGAAGTGTTTTCTGCCGTGCTGATCCATCCTGTCCCTTTGCACTTAGTGCATTTAGCCACACGTTCGGCTATCTTTTTGTTTTGCTCTATCACTTCCCTACTGGCACACTCGCATTTTTCCCCTCGGTCGTGCCAGTTCCCCTCTTTGCACTTCCAGTTGCCGTTCCGTCGTCTGGTTTGTTCCTCGAGGTCGACGGCTTCATAAACCCCGACGATGTCGGCTCGGTTGATCATGCGTTCCTCGTATTCAATAAACTGCGGACAGTTTGGCTGATTTAATCTTTGTCTTAGTACGTCTGCTCTGTCTTTTTCCACCCATATCTGGATGTCCCCCCTGACAATTATGCACTGCAGTCGCTTAGTGAGTTTTTTTTCCGTCATATTTTGAGTACTCCGCTTTGTGGTTTGTTAGATTGTTTCTGGGCGTATACGACGAGTTTGCCCAGGTTCTCTTTGAGCTGATATGGCGTGGTTATTGTAGGCGAGTAAGGTTGCCCCTGTATCTCGCAGGCAAACTTTGCCATGGCGATTGTTTTTTCCAATCCGTATTTCTTGACGAGCCACTCTGCGGCCGAGCGTGTTCCCTTGTTCCCGTAATTGATAGCTGGGTTTATCGTCTTGTAGAATACCTCGAACACCTGATTGACTGGATCGGTGCTTGAGTGTTTTGGTTCTATTTCAGATTCCAAAATTTGGATGTCCTGGCGAGCTTCAGCTCGCTTATTATTATTATCTTTCTCTTTATATTTCTCTTTTATATTACTATCTTTGGAAATTTCCAATGAGGTCTTTGGTTTTTTCCAATGACCCTCTTTGGTTTTTTCCAATGACCCTCTTTGGTTTTTTCCAATGAGGTCTTTGGTTTTTTCCAATGAGGTCTTTGGTTTTTTCCGTATAGGGGTCGGGTTAGAAATCCATATCTTTCTCTGGTTTCCAGCCTGCTTGTCTACCTCGGAAATTACCCAGCCGTCGTTTTCCAATTCGGCTATTTTTGTGCTGATAACCGAGCAGTCTTTTCTGCCGAGTTTTTCGGCGAGATATTTGTTACTTGCCCAGCAGTACCCCTCTTTGCTGACAAGGCTTGAAATTAGTCCGTATAGCAAGGCTTTGATGTGATCGCCCTGCTCTACGAGTACCGTTGGTATTATGAAAAAATACCCCTGGTTTTCGTTGTTTTTTTGTTTATTCATAGCATTGGATGAATTATTGATTTAGGCTCGACCTTTGGTACACACCACATTACCACTTTTCGCCTGAGCCAGCCAGTTGATTAGCTGTGGTCTGGTGTGTTCTGTTGACGCCACAGTTCTTTCAGGCGGTCTTTTAAGGCGTTGATTTTGATTTCTATGCTTTCCAGTTTGGTCAGTAGGTAATTGGCGAATTCCTGGATCACAATTTCGAGGAGTTGCTCTTGCCAAATCTTGCCCATTACCTCGCCCTCGATGTCCTCTTTGTATAATTTTTCGTTACTGATTCGTGCCTTGCGTCCTGCTTCGATTTTTGCAGGTGTAAATTCTGAGGCGTAGCGGTTTTTCCAGTAGCGGTATATAAAATTGGCGTCCGTGGCGTATTCGTTCGCAATGTCGCCGAGTCTATCTCTGAAGCTGGCGAGTTGGTTTATCTTGAGTGTGATCTGATTGCCGTTGGCTGTTTCCAGGCGGTTGAGTTTCTTATCGTCAGTGAAGTCGAGCTGATCCATTATGATGTCGACTGCTCGCACCACCTTGCGGTCATCCTCTTTCACGTTTGCCCAGAATTTCTTTTTCATTTCCATGTATTCATTGTAGACCTCTGGGCTTAGTGCTTCGATTGCTCTGCTCATTCGCATTTTGAAGTATTTGTTTGGTCGTGCCTTTTGTTGGGCGTTGTTTTGTAGTTTCATAGCTTTAGTAATATGTTCTCGTCCGCACCCTGTTCGGCATACAGACGCTGTTAAATGGACACCGCTTGCACCCGTAGCTGATGTTCTTTGGGTATTCCTCTTGTTTGACCACTTTGGCGAATCTGTTCAGCTCTCGCCAGAATTCCTCGATTTGCCATTCATCGACCGTGGTTTCAAAAAATGTCAGCTTTCCACTTCCAGTTTTCTTTTCAAAAACCGCATACCGCACTCTTTTCGGCAGGTGTCCGAATTTGCTAAAAAAAGCGGCGGCGTAGCCTATTGTTTGGAAGTCTGTTTGGTATGGATTTGTTTCTGGCGTGGCTGCCATGAATTTCCAATCGGTTATGGTTTCGTCTTGCTCTATTAAGTCCATAAACCCGTAGAGTGGCATAATGCTTGGCTTGCCTGTGAATGGGTTGTATATCGGCGTCAAGAATTCATACTCGACGTGGCTTGCTATTATCTTGCCCTCTTTTTCCTCGTGCTCTTTTAGGGCACGCAGGGCGTGGCGAATGATCGCCCGTGTTGAAGTGTCTGTTTGTTGCTCTATCACCTTTTCTGGGTCTTGCCCTTTCATGTAGGCTTCCATGGCACTGTGCCCTGCTTTGCCTACCTCGAAGTATTGCTGGCTTGGTTCTGGTATTCCGAGCACGTATTTGAAATACCAGGCTTTGGGGCAGGCGTAGTAAAGTTTCAGCTGTGACACTGACACGTATGTGCCCGTCTTAGGCTTTAGCTTGCCCCTCTGGTTTTGATTGTTTTGTTCCGAAGCCATAGTCTTTTTTTACTTTATCTATGCTGGTTTGCTTTTGTTCAATCATCGCAAACAGCAGGTTTTTTTGATTATCGGCGAGTTCCTGTTTTTGAATGTACTCTTTCATCCTGTTGAGCTTGTTTTCGCTTTCCGCTATCTTGCATTCAAAGTCAGTCATTGCCTTTTCAGTCTTGCTCTTTGGCGGTTGCACGTCCATGGCGTTTATGGCTTTGAAGTAATCCTTTAGTTCGCTTTCCTGGGTTGGATTTAGTTCGGCGACTGTGCCTGCTTTTTCCGCTTCCTTGTCGAGCCATTCCTCGCTCTCGATGTCGACGTGGATTTCCTGGTCGTCTTTTAGGGCTTCGAAATCTTTTCTGGTCAAGTATTCGGTTCTGGCGATTTTCATTATCAGCTTCATAATCGCTCGGTCAAATGCTCGCTTGAAAGCCATGCTTGCTGGGTAGGCGTTGTAGTTGTTCTGCACCATTCCACCGCCTGCGTTGTTTGCTTCGCCGACGTAGGTTGCCTTGCGTCCTTTCGGATCGGCGACCGTCATCGTGAATATGTGCTGGTAGCGGTTATCGACCGTTGGCTGGCTGTGGCTGTTTATGGTGTCCTCGAGTATTTCGATTCCCATAATGTCTGCCAGCTTTTCCAGTGCTCTGTGCTTCATGCACCACTGGCCGCTCTTTTTATCGTTCCAGAAGTCGTATTTTTCGTTTACGCTCTGGTCTTTTGCTTCTTGCTGGTATCCTCGCATATCCCAGTGTACCAGCTCTTTGATTTTCTTTTTTTGACCGCTTATCAATTCCACTTCCACCTCGAGGAAGTTTCGCATAAACGGAGGCAATATGGACATTAGCTGGGCTTCCATTTTTGCCTGTTGTTCTTTGGTCTGAGCCATAGGTTTATTGCTTAGTGAATTGTTGTTTAATGAATGCACGTGCGTCTTTGCCCCACACTTTGTAGTACGGTGTTTTTCCGTTGCCGTAGTTGTAGGCTTTTAGGGTTTTCTTTCGGACAGCGTTCAAAATGTAAAAATACACGCTGTTGTCTGCCAAATCGTCCGACTTGGTCTTGCCGAAGTATTGTCTGAATTCAGCAATTTGGGACAGTTGCTTTGGCGTGTACAGTTCCTCGTCCATGATTGTTTCTTGTTTCTTTTCTTTCATAATTATTTAGTTATCGCACTCATCCCACCATTCGGGGTGTTGTGGGTAGTAGACCATAAACGCTGTTATGTTATCGTAGGCGTTTTCTCGGTCGCCTGGGCTTCCTATCCACTCCCAGGTTGATTTTAGCCACTGGAATATTCCGACGGCGGTTGAGTTCTTATTTTTAGCTTTTGGGTTGTATCCGCTCTCGCACTCGGCAATCTCGAGGGCTTTCTGCGGATTGACTCCGTGGAGTCGTGCCGACCTTTTTATTATTTCTTGAATCTCGCCTGGTCCTGAAAATTGGTACTCGTCGCTCTGGCGTACCCACTGTATTTGTTCGTGGGCTTCGTCCAGCTGTCTTTGTAGCCTTTGATTTTGCGTTTCTGCGGTGGCTAACTGCTCGGCTTGGGTGTTTACCTCATTTCGGGCTAATCCCCACGCACACGCAAAGCTAAGGGCTAAAACGGCGGTTATAATTGTCAGTCTGCGACGTAATGTTTCGCCCCACGGCACTCGCACCGTGTATCGGTTTCGTGTGCTGTAGTATGTCAGGTAGGCAATCCGCCCGTGCCTGATCATGCCAAATCCTTTGAATAATCTTGGCATTGGGTTGTTGCCTATTCGTAGTATTCTGGGCATATGGTATTGTATCTTATTTTTTATATAGTTTCAAGAGTGTGAAGTGTTTAACTGTGGATTAAATGTTGTCAGGATTTTCGCACAGTTTGAAGCACTCCATGTCTATTGTCGACTCGTCCCACTTGGCTACGTCCTCTTTTGGTATGTTTAGGCAGTCGCTTATCATTTCGATTTTTTCTTTGTTTGTCATAGTGGTTTTAATCCTTAATTTGTCGCAGTCTGACCAGCCACCAAAGTGGTGATCTGCGGAGCAATTCTCACAAAATGACCGCAGTCCTCGGCAAATCGGGCACTGGTGTTCGTTATCCCATTCGCCGTACCCATTGTTTTCTCGCCTTGGCTTGAAATCGTGGCAGGGTTGTCTGCCTGTGGTGTAGCTCATACTGTTTGGCTTTCTCTTACCCTCTGTTTGGCTTTCTCTTACCCTCTGTTTGGCTTTCTCTTACCCT